GGGATCTAATGTAAATAAAGAGGATTTTAGCGTTATTGCTTATCCTATCGTCTAAAATGAGCCTTTTAGGTACTATTATAAACCCTTTTACTGCCATAACTAGATTATCCCTTTTTTACTTACCCTGACTTCTACACCCTAAATAAAAGACTTGCAATAGTGTACAAATCATATACAAGATAAGTATGAAAGCAAATCAAGTTAATATAAACAAAAGGGAGACAATGACAAAAAACAAGATAGCTTTTAATGATATTGAAAGCGGAACAATGCAAGATATAACAAGAAATTTTATTGATAAGCATATACTAGCTTGTCAATCTTATCTTGTAAGTGAGTTAATGAGTAAAGAAGTTATATCAATAGAAGATTATATTAACTTCTATAAATCAGATGAAACTATAAAATCTGATTATGATGTAGAAACAGAAGAAGAAATACAAGAAATAAGAGACAATGGCGAAGGTGATCAAGAAGTCTTTGAACATTGGCTTTGTTCTGAATGGTTTATTAATCAAATGAAAAAACAAGATGAACCAATTTTAGAAACTGATTTGGGTACTTGGTGGGGTCGTACTTGTACAGGTCAAGCTATTTATCTTGATTATAATGTTCAAGAATTAGCTTATCAATATAGTAATGATGAAAGATTATTTAACAAAAGAAAGGTTGCTTAAAGACCGAAACACCCTTTTTAGGGTGTCCGTTGTTAATTACAACGCTGATGAGGTCAGAAACAAAACGAAAGGAAGACAATGAAAATAATTAATCATCCTAATATGTCAATAAAAGATATGATTAGTCTAAGTATGTCTTATGAGTCTAATAAAAAAACTTATAAGAAACTTAAAAATGCCGAATTTTGTTATAAATTTATTAATCAATATATTGATAATGAAATTAATGGAAAAGCTACACTACAACCATTAGACGGATATTATTATAAAAATATGAAGTATCAACAAAATGTCCAATTTAATGAAAAAGCTAATACAAAAGATATTAGTAATTTTATTAATTGGATTAAAAAATTTACTTTAAATAAAGTAAAAGTTGTTACTGCTGATGATAATAATAATAATATTAATTTAGAAATATATTATAAATAGGGGGAATGATGGAAACTTTTAAAGAACTATTAAACTTTGCTTTTTTTATAATCATTATATATTTTCTATTTTGTGTGTTGCAATATGCACCACAAATAGAGCAACTAATTATAGAAATGAAAGGGGGAGTAATATGATAAATCAAACCATTTATAAAATTAAGAAAGGTGCAAATTTATCAAGAGTAAAGGAAGTAAATGGAAAACTTTTCTCTGATAATATTAAAGCACCTAAAACCTTAACTTTATATAATAAACACTTGTCTGAAGATTTCTATGATGAACAAATAGATTTAGAGTTTTGGGAGTTTAAACATAAAACTTACGGAACTTTTATTGTAGATTCATTAGATTTAACAATAACAGAAAGGAAAATATGAACGAAGATACATTATTTGATATAATGCTTATTGTTTGTGTCTTAGGTTACTTAACTTATGTTATTTTAGCTATATGAAACTGATAACCACATTGAGAGCAGAGTACGATAGTCTGCCAAATGAAGTAAAAGAGAAGATTAGTTATGGCGACTATTGTAATGACCCAAATATTAAAACAGTTATTGAAACAGCAAAAAGTATAGCCATAGGCAGAATGCAAATAGCCATACAAAGAAGGAAAGGAAATTTTAGAAATTGATAGAAGTATTTATTGTTATTGAGTTGGTTTCTCTTGTTTATTACCTAAATCAAACATAATAGTTGCATTAAAAGAAAAACTAATTCTTTCTTCATTATCATCAGAATTAAAAGGGTAAACCAAGTGCGTTAATGAATTAGGGAATAATATCCAATCTCTTTCATTAGGCACAACTCTATAATTAACATCAGTAAACATACCTTCAGAACCCTCTATAAACTCAGTATTGCCACTAAAGTCGTTATGACTCTTTGCATTGTCTGTAGGTTTCATTGATGTAGGGATCTGCAAATATCCTACGCAAGATAAATGATAGTTGCCTTTAATATACTCTGTATGTCTATGGCAAGGATTAAAGTCATTAGGTTTGCTAATAACATACCAAGCTGAGTTTATTAATATTCTCTCAATCTTATCCTCTTTGTAATGTGCGTTTGTATATGAAGCTATAATAGGGTCAAAAAATGCTTTTTTCCATTTCATCATAACTTCAGGACTTATTAAATATTCCTCAGATACATGACCAACAAGACGTTTACCCCAATCATGCTGCAGTTTCTTTTTTTCGTCTTTTCTAATTTGTTGTAAGTCCTCTTTAAAATCTTTCATTAGTTCAAGAGGTAATGTAGCTTTAGCCAAAGTAGAACCAAACGGCTTAAATAATTTATAATTTATTTTATCTGTCATAAATCACTTATAGGATATAGTTCTTTAATTTCAACCTTGTAAGCAGGAGGTCTGTTGTTATGACCAAAATTTGTAAGTCTTTCCGGCATATCAGTAATAAAAGGATACCAACCAAGAATTGAAAATTCAAAATTACCTTCATCAATAACAAGAACATATCTAGCTTTCTTCTCATTAGGTCTAATCAATAGAAAGTTGTAATCTTTTCTTTTCTGTGATCTGATTTCTATTTTGTTTTGCATATCAGAATCTGTGTACCTGGCAAAACGATCTGAATAAGAACCATTAAAATATTTGTTTTGTGATTTGGCAAAGGCTACTTCGGCACAAGCTCCCATAATACCAAGTGCTAAAGTCTTTTCATCAGATCCACTATAACCATAGGAAAAAGTTTTATTCATTTTTCTATTTTCTATAAATCTTCTTGTAGCAACATCTGCTGCCATTTGTATTTCAAAAGGTTCTAATTTTACTTTCATCTATTAAATATTGTTCTCCAAAACCAAGACCTTAACATAGAAATTACTGTAAAGATAACAGCTATATGGAAACTCTCTAGTATTGTTGGGTGTAAATCAAAGAAAGGAAAGATATATAATTGAATTAATGTTGATAATAATAAACCACTACCTACATCAATCATAGTTTCAAAAAAATTCCTGGAATTTGTCTTCGTCATCTTTCTCCTTTTCATCTAAATATTTACCTACATTATCTAATTTTTTTTTCCATATCTTTAAAGAATAACAATCAGCACAAAGTCTTTTATTACCTAATTCTAATAATCCAGGCATACAACATTGGCTACACTCTTTAATTTCTTCTCCCATTTCCCTTTTCCAACTGTAAATCATTAATATAAATCATTTAAAAATTTTCTAAGTCTAGGGTTTTGTTTAAATAATGTGTAAAACTCTTCAGCTAATTCTGCTGTTTTTTCTTCCCCTATCTTAATAATTTCTTTCTTATTAGTTACGGCTATGATGTGCCAAAGCTCATGATAAATAGTTTTAGCTAAATCTTTATTATTTAGATCATTTCTTATGTGTAAAGTGTAATAATTAGGATCATAAACAGCAAAGCAATCATTAAGTTTACACCAATAAATTTTAATCTTTTTATTTTTATATTTAATCTGATGAATCTTCTGCATCTACTATTGCTTTCCCTATTTCATAAGCTATTTGTGGCACAATACTATTACCAAGTGCTTTTATTCTGTTGGATCTATCTTTGTCCAATTCATAGGATATCCCATAAGGAACTCCACAAAGTTCGGATTGAGTTTGCCACCAGGTTTGTTGTTTTTCAAAACTTGAATTGAAAACTTTTCTTGATTTATCTTTCTTTTGCAAGTTATCGGATTGTAACCTATGTCCTTGTAATCCGATGCTGTTGGTGTTTTGTACATCCTCTCTAGGTAAAGCATCGCATCCGACAGCTTTGCTCCGAAAGTGCTGTTCGGTTTGTTCTTCTTTCGGAGTATAAAACCTCCAGATTTCGTCTGCTCTACTCTCTTGCTCTGTTCCCCTCCCTCTTCGCAACCTACTGTTGGAGTTGGAAACATCTTTACTGCTACTGTCAATGGTGTTCCCCCTTGCTTGTATTTCTTTGTTCTCTCCGATGCTGAGTCTTGAGTTGGTGTTGGGTACATTGCCATTGTTATTGGATCTACCTGTTCCCTCAGATTTGATGGTTTTGTCCTGCCTTTCCGATGACCTTGTTGAAGTTTTAAAGTTCCTTCTTTTGATCTTGGCGGAAGATAATCCATTGTGTTCGGAGTAGCCCAAAATCCAAACTCTTTTTCTTTGATGCCATGCACCGATGCCTGAAGCTGGTATAACAAGACATTGGACTTGGAAACCTTCTTTTTCCAAATCAGTTTGCACCTGTCTGAGTACCAAGCCGTTGTTGATATTAACAATCCCTTCAACATTTTCTCCAACAAACCATTTTGGTTTTGTTTCGGCAACAACTCTAATAGTTTCATCCCAGAGGTAACGATCATCGTCTGTTCCTCTTCGTTTTCCTGCAACTGAGAATGGTTGGCATGGGAATCCTCCTGAAACAATGTCGGCTGTGTATCTTTGTCCTTTAACATTTCTTATATCCTCCTCTATAGGTATATTTTTAAAATTTTTATTTAATACTTTTTGACAGAATTTATCCTTTTCTACAAATCCAATGGTTTTGATTCGTTTTGTAGCTTCCATACCTAGTGAAAAACCACCAATACCACTAAATAAAT